GACAGTGGCGGCCACTTCCCGGATCAGGTCATCCGCTTCTGCAAAGAGCGCGAGGAACGGCACATCTGGCCCATCAAAGGCCGTGGCGGTATGGACGTACCATACCTGCGCAACCCCACGAAGAACAACCGCGTGGGCGGTGAGCTGTTCACGCTGGGCGTTGATACCGGCAAGAACCATGTCCTTGCCCGGCTGAAAGTGCTTATCAAAGGCCCGAACTACTGCCACTTTCCGGCGGCAGAGGATGCCGGGTATGACGAAAACTATTTCAAGATGCTTACTGCGGAGCACAAGGTCACACGCTGGAAGTCTGGCCGCAAGGTGGAGCGGTGGGAGCTGAAAGACCCGGCACAGAAACGTAACGAAGCGTTCGACGTTCGGAACTACGCAACGGCGGCGCTGGAAATCAGCAATCCCCCCGGTTTGGAGATCCCAGGCGAGGAAGCACCGCGCCAGACCGCACCGCGCCAATACCGCAGAAGAAGATCAGGAGGTATCTAAACAATGCCGATCATCTCAAAAGAAACCGCACAGCGGCACCTTGATATGTGGCTGGAAGCGGAAGCCGCCGTTTCGACAGGGCAAAGCTACCAGATCGAGCAGATGATGCTGACCCGTGCCAGTCTGAAACAGATCCGGGAAAGCATCATCTTCTGGGAAAAGAAAGTAGCCGAGGCGGAAGCGGAAGAAAAAGGCCGGGGCAGAAACCGGATCTACCACTTCTCGCCGCATGATGTGTAAGGACGGTGGACTACATGGCAAATATTCTGGACAAGGCCATTGCGACAATCAGCCCCGAAAAAGGGTATCGCCGCGCTGTGGCACGCGCTGCACTGTCCGTCATGAACAACGGCACCGGCTACGGAAACTACGGCGCGAGCCGCATTTCCCGCGCTATGCGCAGCTGGCACGTTGGCGGCGGCAGCGCAAAAGAGGATATCGAAGATAATCTTGATATTCTGCGCAAACGGAGCCGGGATGCTTATATGGGCATCCCTCTGGCAACGGGTGCCATCAAGACCCTGCGCACCAACGTGGTGGGCAGCGGCCTTGTGCCGACCCCGCAGGTGGATGCGGACTATCTGCACTTGAACGAGGAACAGGCAGACAGATTGCAGGCGCAGATCTCCCGCGAATTTGAACTTTGGGCGGACAGCACCCTTTGCGATGCTGCTGGCATGGATAACTTCTGGCGGCTGCAGACGCTGGCGTTCACCAGTTTCCTGATGAACGGCGATGTGTTTGCGGCGGTGCAGTTCAGCGAACATCTGCACTGGCCGTATGCTCTGCGGCTGCGCCTGATCGAGGCTGATCTGATTTGCAGCCCTGACCGCACGGACATAATGGCACCCTGCACGATAGACGGGCATGATGTGTTCCAGATCGTGCAGGGCGTGGAAACGAACCGGGACGGCGCGGTGGTGGCGTACTGGATAGCAAGCCGGCATCCGCTGGCTTACGATAGCACGGTGCCGCTGACATGGACGCGGGTAGAAGCCCGCGACCCAGAAACGGGAGAACCGAACATCCTGTGCGTCACACAGAGGGAGCGTGCCGGGCAGCGGCGCGGCGTGCCCTTGCTGGCCCCGGTGCTGCCCACGCTGAAACAGATGGGCAGATACACAGAAGCAGAGCTGGCGGCGGCTATCGTGGCATCGTCCATCACACTGTTTATCAAGCATGAAAACCCGACCAGTCAGGCACCGTTCGGCGAGGAACCGGCAGATAAGGCGGAGGACCCGAACACCCCGCCCGATGAACTGGGCATCGACCTTGCGCCGAGCGCGGTGTTCGACCTTGCACCGGGAGAGAGCACGGATACGTTCGACCCGAAGCACCCGACCACGACCTTTGACGGCTTCATGTCGGCCATGTCCAATCAGGTAGCGACCGGCGTAGAGATCCCCAGTGAGGTGCTTTACAAGAAATTTAGTTCCAACTACTCTGCAAGCCGTGGCGCACTGAACGAGTTTTGGCGCACCTGCGGTGTGCTGCGGGATAGCTTTGCAGCGGACTTCTGCCAGCCTGCCTACGAGAAATGGTTTGCCGAAGCAGTAGCCCGTGGGCGCATCAATGCGCCCGGCTTCTTTGACGACCCGGCTGTGGCGAAAGCCTACATGGGCTGCACATGGAACGGTCCTGCACGCACCAATCTGGATGCCAAGAAAGAGATCGAGGCGGCGATTCTGCGTGTTCAGCAGGGCATCAGCACCAATGAGCAGGAAACTGCACAGATGACCGGCGGAAGCTGGCGGGCAAACATGAGGCAGCGCAAGAGCGAAATGGAAAAAATGAAGGAGGTAGGGCTAAATGAGCAAACCCAATTCCCAGACGAACCAGAAGATGACAAATGATAAGTTCTGGCAGTTCCGCAATCTGGCTGACGATGACCAGAAAGCGGAACTGTTGCTTTACGGCGATATTTCCGAGCGCAGCTGGTGGGAAGATGCCGCGACCCCGAAACGGTTTGCGGATGACCTTGCCGCCCTGGGCGATGTGAAGGAAATCACCGTGTACATCAACTCCGGTGGTGGTGATGTGTTTGCAGCGCAGGCCATTGGCAATATGCTGGAACGCAACGCAGCCACTGTGACCGCCCACATCGACGGCCTGTGTGCCAGTGCGGCAACCATTGTTGCCTGCCATGCAGACAAGGTGGTGGCGGCGGCAGACGGCAGCTACATGGTGCATCCGGTCAGTATGGGTGTCTGCGATTACCTGACCGCAGAAGATCTCAACAACTGCCTGAAAGCACTGGAAACCATCCGCAGCAGCATTGTCACTCTGTATGCCAAGAAGTCCGGTAAGACCGAGGACGAGTGCGCCAAGTGGATGGATGAAACGAATTGGTGGACGGCAACGGAAGCCAAGGAGAAGGGCTTTGTGGACGAGGTGGACGACGAAGCGGACGATTCTGTTGTGGAGAACCGCAACGGCATCCTGTTCGTCAACAGCATCAGCATGAACACCCCGTTCAACAAAGCACCGAACTTTGTCAGAAGCCGGGTAGTGGATAAGACCACGGCCCAGCCTGAAAATACACCCCCGGCGGATCAGTCGGGGAACAAAACCCATGGGGAGGTAACAGACATGGACATTAAGGACATCAAGACCGTGGACGATCTCCGCAAGGCGTGCCCGGACATGGTAGCCAAGATCGAGGCTGAGGCTATCAATGCCGAGCGCACCCGCATTCAGGAGATCGAAAACGCCACTCTGCCCGGCGCGGAGGATGAAGCGAATGAGGCGAAGTTTGTGAAGCCCATTGATTCCGCATCCTTTGCGAAGGCCGTCATTGCCAGCATGAAGGCAAAGCAGCAGAAGCAGAGCAAGGATTATCTGGACAAGACAAAGGCCAACGCCCAGACTTCCGGCGCGAACAACATCACCAATCCGCCGCCCGCTGACCCGGATCCGAAGGACGCGGAAGCAAACGTTTTCCTGGCCGCAATCCGCAAGGCAAACGGTGTGAAGTAAGGAGGAAAGAACCATGAGCATGGATCTTGCAAGAAAAGATTTCAGCACCGCGCCGAAGTATTTCATTGCTGGCGTGGACATTGGTATCGCAAAGGCAACCAAGACCGCAAGCGAAGCTGTGGAGGCACACGCCCCCGTGCTGATTGCAGACGGCAAGGTGAAGCCTATTGCGGCACCGGCAAGCGCAGGCGCGGCAGTCCTGACCGGCCTGTACGGCATTACTGCTGACAGCGCAGACGCAAACAAGGAAGTGCCGGTCTATCTGACCGGCGAGTTCTTTGCTGACGGTCTGGTGCTGCCCAATAACGTGAGCGTGGACGACGTTGAAGTTCCTCTGCGCAATCTGGGCATTTTCCTGAAGTGATAGGAGGAAACAAAAAATGGCAAACGAAATCAATATTTATGAGCCGCGGTATCTGGCGGAGACTGTGCGCACTGCACCCCCGATCTGCACTTTCCTGCGCGATCGTTTCTTCTCCAAGGTTAAGACGTTCCCCACTAAGAACGTTGACATTGATATCGTCAAGGGCAACCGCAAGATGGCTGCATTCGTACATCCTATGGTCGGCGGCGAGATCGTGCAGAGCGAGGGGTACGAGACCAAGTCCTACGCCCCGCCCCTTATCAACCCGGCAACCGTCACCACCGCAGATATGTTCCTGCAGCGCCTGCCCGGTGAGGATATCTACTCCGGCCGCACCCCTGCTGACCGTGCAGCAGAAAAGCTGGTCGAGGAATACAACAAGCTGAACGACATGACCACCCGCCGCGAAGAGTGGATGGCAGCCCAGGTGCTTACCACCGGTCAGCTGAAGGTGAAGGGCAAGGGCGTGGATGAAGTCATTGACTTTGGCTTCACCAACAAGATCAATCTGGAAGGCACGAAGCAGTGGGGCAAGTCTGCCGCCGATACTCTGGGCAACCTGCGCGAATGGAAGCGGCAGGTGAGCCGCAACGGCTTTGCCAATGCAAACATGGTGGTTATGGGCAAGCTGGCCGCAAACCACTTTATGAGCGACAGCAATGTTCTGGATCTGATGGACAAGCGCCGGTTCGACATTGGTGCTATGGCACCCAAGGAGCTGGAAGGCGGTCTGAACTACTACGGCCACCTGAACCTGCCCGGCGTGGACATCTACGGCTATGACGAAGTGTATCTGGACGAGGAAACCGGCGAGACCAAGCCCCTGATCCCGGATAACGTGGTGCTGATGATCCCCAGCAACGCAAACTTCATGCGTGCCTACGGCCTGTGCACATATCTGGATGATGACAAGGTGTGGCACACTGCCGAGACCACCCGCCTGCTGCGTTCTTATGTGGAGCACCGTCCTGACCGCCGCTTCCTGGAACTGCAGACCCACCCGCTGCTGATCCCCGACAAGGTGGACAGCTGGCTGGTTGCTACCGTCTGCTGATACGGGAAGGAGCGCGGATATGCTGGACGTTGACCAGAACTACGGCACGCCGGACACTCCGAAGCCGTTTCCTACGTTCAAAGACTACGTTGCGCAGGATGTGCAGAACGTGATCTTCAACTCAAACGAGTTTGCAGAAGAGCGGTACATAGATGATAAGCTGATGCTCTGCATCACGCAGCACCCCGGCGTACTTGAACGTCCGGCGCACTGGGAGGGCGGAGCAAAGCAATCCTTTGACCAGGGTATGTACAAGGCCGACCTGCTGCTTTTTGTGAAGCAGAAGGACTACGGCCCCATGCCGAAGAGCGGCAAGCAGATCACCTTGGACAAGAAACGGATCTACAACATCAAATCCTGCTCCCTGAAAGCGGGTATGTATCGCATGGAACTGGAAAGGGTGAGGTAAGTTGGCATACTTCCATACCAACTATGACGCTTCCAACCTGACGGTCTCCGTTGATGACGCGGAAGTGACCCGCGCTCTTGGAGTACTGGGAAACAAAACCCCGGCGGCGTTGAAGGTGGCCGTAAACACAACGGCCAGGCAGACGCGCAAGCTGATGCTGACCGAAGTGAAGAAGCGCTACGACCTGAATGCGGCGGGTAGACGCATGATCGAAGATCTGCGCCAGCGCCAGAAGGCCACCAACCGGCGACCTACCGCTATCCTTGCCATTATGAAGAACGACCCCGGCGCATTCCGGGCAGACCTGGGCTATTTCAGAACCAGCCCCACAAAGCCCTTCATGGGTCCGTCTGTCCGCAATGCGCCGCCCGTTTTTCGGGCGCACGTCCTGAAAGGCAGTCCGATGATTGCTCTGGGCGGCACCAGCGATAAGAGCAAGGGCTTCTTGGTGCAGTTCAAGTCGAAGCATATCGGCATGGTACAACGTCAGCTCGGAGTGCCTGCGGATAAGGACTACACGGAGAGCGGCAAGAAACGTTGGAAACCGAACGAGAAGCTGGCAACACTGTCCAGCCCTTCCGGCTCTGCGATGCACCATACCGTGTGGGAGATGCAGGAGCAGACGGTGGAGCAGATGCTGCAGCAGAACACGGAACGGCGCGTCCGGCAACTGATCGCCAATGCAAAACGAAAGGGCGTGATCTGATATGGCTGAAAAAATCACCGGCTATACCAGCGAAATGTGCCAGCAGGCCATGATTGACGAGTTGAAGGAACTGTTCCGGGATATGAAGTTCAAGGGACAGGAGAGCGAAAAGTCGCTGAAGATCTTCAAGCAGTTTATCCCGTCCCCGACCGATGATGACGACGATGTGGATACAAATGAATCCAACTTCCCGTGCATCATCGTATCAAGAACGAGCGGCGAGGTAGTGAACGAAAAGGATCCGCAATTGGTCCTTTTGCAGCTTATCATCTGCTGTTATGACCCGGAAACAGACCGGCAGGGATATGAGGACACCGGAAACATCATCGAAGCCATCATGCAGCACTTCAAGCGGAAGCCTGTGTTTGGCGAGGCTTTCAAAGTGGGATATCCCCGCAAATGGGAGCTTTCGGATGATGACATGGACTTCTACTACTGGGGCATCGTCAACCTAATCTGCGAAACGCCCAACACCCTGAAAAACGAAGAAGTGGAGGCTTTGATATGAGCATCGAAAAGACCGAAAAGAAAACCGAGGTTGCGAAGGAAGTGCAGCCTGTGACGGAAACCACCGGCGCTGCGGCGTACTGTGGGCCGACCGTCAAGGGCATTGCCCCACAGTACACCGTATTCGTGGATGGCCTGCCCGAAAAGCTGAAAGAAAAAGTGGAGCAGGTGCCGTTCCTGAAGGCGCTGATCGTTCCGCTGGACAAGCTCGCAGAAATGCGCGTGAAGATCGAACAGGACGGCACCAGAGAGAACATTCTCTACAAGAAGGCCGCCGACCTGATGAAGTAAGGAGGATATGACAAATGGCTATTTCTCATGGTTTTAACAAAACCGAGGCCGCAACCAGCGTTTCCGCGCCGGTATCGGTCAACTCTGGCCTTCAGGTCATCGTGGGTACCGCCCCGGTCAACCTGCTGGCTGACCCTGCAGCAGCGGTAAACACTCCGCTGCTGGCGAATACCTTCAAAGAGGCGGCCGCCGCAGTCGGCTACTCTGACGATTTCGCAAAGTATACCCTGTGCGATGCAATCAGCGCCAGCTTTCAGGTGATGGGTGTTGCTCCTGTTGTCCTGATTAACGTTCTGGACCCTGCAAAACACACCACGGAGATGAAAACCAAGAGTGTGCAGGTGAACGACGGCGTTGCCGAGATCGGGGAAACCGGCATTCTGCTGGGCACTCTGGCGGTGAAGAAGGAAACCACTGCGCTGGTGGCGAATGAGGACTATACCGCCAGTTTCAACGATGACGGCACCGTGAACATTGCCATTGTCACCGGTGGCAAGGGCGACGGCGCTACCACACTGACCGTGACTGGCTCCATTCTGGATCCCACCAAGGTGACGGCAGCCGACATTGTTGGCGGCGTGAATGCCTCCACCGGCGCGGAAACCGGTCTGGAAGTTGTGCGTCAGGTGTTCCCGAAGCTGGGCATGGTGCCCGGCATTATTCTGGCACCCCGCTTCTCCAAGGATCCTCTGGTGTGCGCTGCCATGCAGGCTAAATGCCGCAAGATCAATGGCGTGTTCGATGCAGTGTGCTACATTGACATCGACAGCAGCACCACCGGTGCAAAGAAGTACACCGATGTGGCTGGGCAGAAGGTGAAGCAGGGCGCTACCTCCCGTGAGGCATACGCCCTGTGGCTGTATGGCAAGATCGGCACCGCAATTTACAGCGGAAGCGCTCTGGCGGCGGCAGCCACCGTGTACAACGACAGTCTGTACAACGACTGCCCGAACGCCAGCCCGTCCAACGTGAGCGTGCCCATCTCCGCAGCTTGTATGGAAGATGGCACGGAAGTGCTGATGGATCAGGAGCAGGGCAACGTCCTGAACGAGCAGGGCGTGGCAACCTTCATCCGCTCCGGCGACTTTGTGGTCTGGGGCAATGAGACCTGCTGCTACCCGAAGAACACCGACCCGAAGGACGCTTTCCTCTGTGTCCGCCGCTTCTTCAACCATACCTGGACGCAGTTTGTTCTGAGCAACCAGAGCAAGCTGGACAAGCCCATGAACAAGAAGCGCCTGCAGTCCATCATCGACAGCGAGAACATGAAGGGCAGCGTGTATGTTTCTACCGAGGTCTGCGCCAGCTACAGCATGAAGGCGGACCCTGACCGCAACACCGCCGCAGAGCTGGTGGCAGGCCATTACAGCTTCTACCAGTATTGCACTCCCTTCCCGCCGTTCAAGCAGATCAACAACACCATGGAGTATGAGGCCGGCGCACTGGCTTCTGCTCTGTCTCTGTAAGGAGGATGAACTATGGCTCTGAATATTTCCAGTGATCTGGTTCCCCAGGTCATCAATGACTATAATGCCTACACCGAGGATGACCTGCTGATCGGTCTGGCGGATGAAGTCACCCTGCCCAAGATCAAGAACAAGACCACGACCGTGAACGGCATGGGCATTGCGGGCGATGTTGATTCGCCTGTCCCCGGCCAGTTTGAATCCATGGAGGCAACGCTGAACTGGAACACCATGTACAGCTACGCCACCAAGATGATGAACCCCAACAAGAATATCCAGATCACCCTGCGTGCTGCTATGCAGAACGACAACAAGAACGGCGGTTACACCTACAAGGGCCTGCGCGTTGTTCTGGGCGGCCGCCCCAAGGAGCTGGATCCCGGCAAGCTGAAGCGTGCCGACACCATGAGCAGCACCACCACGCTGGAAGTGACCCGCTACCTGATGGAGGTTGACGGCCAGACCGTCATTGACATCGACAAGTTTGCAGGCCGCTACTATGTGGATGGCGAGGATATGCGTGCCGAGATCAACGCTCTGATCTAAAGCCTGATACATGATGAAGTCAGCCGTCCCAAGGGTGGGGCGGCTGATTCTTTTTAACGAGAAAGGAAACAGCAATGGAGAATATCGTGAAGTTCGACAAGCCCTACAAGTTTGAGGGCAAGGAGTACGACAGTCTGGACCTGTCCGGCATGGCGAAGATGACCGTGCAGGATCTTGTGGATGTGCAGAAGAAACTTTCCGGTGAACTGGCATCTCTGGCCGCAATGGAGGCTACCACCTCTTTCGCACAGGAAATGGCCGTCAAGGCCACCGGCAAGCCCGTGGAGTTCTTCAAACTCATGCCCCGCGGCAAAATCAAGCTGGTACAGACGGCGGTGCTGAACGCAATGGACAGCAACCAGAAGGCCGAGGAAGTCAAGGCGCAGCTGAAATCTCATGCCCTGAAATTCGCTGCGCCCTACACCTACGAGGGCAGCGAGAAGAACGAACTGAAAGGCCAGACCTTTGAAGGCATCGACCTGTCCGGCGTGGGCGAACTGAACACCATGAGCGAATCGACGGCGGAAAACCGTCTGGTGGCTGCTGGCTTTAACCCGGTGAACACTGGCCGTAATTACCTGTACTGCTGCATCATTGCCAGCATGGGCACCGGCTATCCGGTGGATTTCTTTGCTGGTCTGCCGCTGTGCGAGGCGGTAAAGCTGCGTGACGCTGTGGACGCTGATTTTTTCGAGTAAAGGGCGGGGCGAAAGGACTTAGGAAAGCGGCTATCCAGCTGTCCATTGCCACGCACTCCAACATGACCGATTTGCTGCACCTGCCACGGCGGGAACTGGTAAATCTGTGTAACGAGGTGTCGGACGTATGGCGGGAAATGGAGCGTTAGATCTTAGCATCCGCATCATGGGAAAAGTGGATCCGTCCCTGACGAAAACCATAAGTCAGGTAAAGGGTCTGACTGGCTCGTTGGCGGGAGAGATGCGAGGCGTAAACTCCCTGGCATCTACGGTCACAAATGTGCTGGGCGTGGTCGGCAAAGCAGGTCTTGCGCTTGGCGCAACGTTGACAGGCGCTGTCGCTGCAGGCATTCAGAAAACCACAAACGAGGCTGTAAAGCTGGAAGCGCAGATGGCACCGGTCATGCGTTATGTGGACGGCCTTGCAGACAGTTCGGGCAAAGCGTCCGACCAGATGTCCGAAAATGGAAAGACCTATGCGCAAAACTATGCCGATATGGAGAACTACATCCAGCGGCTTAGCATGGAGATTCCGAGAACCACGGAACAACTTTCCACCATGAGCGCGGCTCTGGGTCAGTCTGGTAAGGACGTTGACGAACAGACCACAAGCGGCATCCTGCGCGACACAGCTGTGGCTGCTACGGCTATGGATCTGGACGACCAGACGGCCGGTGACTATATGGCCAAGTGGGAAGTTTCGTTCACAAAAAAGGACGAGAACGGGAACAAAGTCAATTACAGCCACGATGACGTTATGCGCCTGATGAACCAGATCAACTACCTGGGCGCAAACAATGCGACGACCGCCGCAGAAATCGCATCCAGCGTGAATAAATCGGCTTCTGTTGGCCAGCTGGCCGGTGTGGATCCATCGACTACAGCAGCCATTGCTACGGCAATGCAGGCTACCGGTGTTGACACGGAACGCACTGGTACTACGATTTCCAGAATCTACACCAACATCTCAAAGGGCGATAGCGCAACCAAGGCCCAAAAGGAGATGTGGGCAACGCTGGGATTCTCGGCATCTGGTGTGGCAAAGTCGATGCAGGAGGACGGAACAGGGACGCTGCAGAAAGTCTTTGCGGCTATCAATCAGCTGCCGGACGAAAAGAAGCTGGCCACACTGAACGTTCTGTTTAACCAGTGGGCGGTGGAAGGTGCAGCGAAGGTTACGAATAATCTTGATCTGCTGGAAAAAACGCTTTCTGAAGTGAGCGATGCAAACTACGACAACTACAAAAACAGTATGGAGCGTGAGTTTGCTATCAACAGCGGGACGCAGGAAAGTCTTGACATCATGCGCACCAATGCCAGAACGGTTCTGATGCAGGACGTTGGTGAGGCTTTCTTGCCCGCCCAAAAGGAACTGACCCGGATCCAGCTGGACTTCTACAAGGAAATCGACGAAAGCCTACCGGACTTGTCCAACCTGGTAACGTCGGTACTGCCGCTGCTACGCAATGCAGTGAACGGAATCGGGGACGCCGCAAAGGCGGCGCTGCCGTGGATACAGAAAGGCATCGACTACACAGCAGAGCATGGGCCGGAAGTGGCAGGAGCCATTACGGCCATTGTTGCGGCGCTGGGAGCCGTGAGCCTTGCACCCGCGGCGTACAGCGCCGGAAGCACGCTGCTGTCCACGGTGGGAAACATCGTGATCGGAGGAAAGCCGAGCGGAGCGCCCGGCGGAACTTTCGGCGGCATCACGGTCAGAAACCTGCTGGGTGCATTGACCCCCACAAGCCTGATCCAGAAAACGGTGAGCGGCGCGGCATTTGCCGGGTCAAATGCCGGAATGTTCGCAGAAAATGCAAAGTACGGTGCACAGATGGCTGGCATCGGAGTACAGCAGCCAGCAACGCGCCTGGGCAAGATCGGGCAGACGTTGGACGGCGCTGGCGTGGGCATCTGGGCAACAATGAAGAACTTCAAGGGACTGCGCAGCGGAACCAAGAAGGGGCAGACCGGCTTTGTAAATGACGTTCTGGAAGCCAGCACGAACGGCGGTGTGCTCGGTCTGCTGAAAAACTCTGGACCCGGAAAGTACGTCACGGGTGTAGGCAGCGCTATAAGCGCACTGGGCAACACGGCCATCGGCAGCGGATTCGTAAAGGCGGGCGGCGTTGCAAAGCAGATCCTGTCCGGCATAGCGGGACCGAAGGGCATCAACTTCCCCGGCATCTTTGCCGGAATGAAATCCTTTGGCGGAGCAACCTTGTCTACGATGGGCGGACTTGGAAAGTCTGCACTCGGAAATATCGGAAAGGCCGGAGTGGGGATCCTCGCAAAAACGGGCATCGTACAGCCAGGCAGAGGTAGAGCGCTCTGGCGTATGGCAACCAGCACGGTCGGCATGAACGGTCAGGATGCTCTTGCGCAAATGGGGTATATCTTTAGCCAGACGAAAGGCCCGGCAATTCTGGCGAACGCCAAAAACAAGGTGGTCGGCGGCGCAACAAAGCTGGCAGGCGGTGCAATCGGTACGGTCAAAAACGTTGGTCAGTTCGCTGGCGCGGGGCTGAACGTGCTGGGTTCTACCGTTGGCCCGGTGGCTGCGAAGCTGGGCGGCGGCTTTATGTCGTTGCTTGGTATGTTCGGACCGGCTATTACAAGTCTGGGCACGATGATTGCCGTGGTTTCCATACTGGGAGATCACTTTGAGGATGTCCGCAACATTGTCGGCATGGTATTTGGTGAAGGCGGCCTTGCCGTGTTCGACAAGTTTACCGGCAAGATCGCGGGTATTGGAGACCTCGCAAAGCAGGTATTTGGTCAACTCTCCACCCCGGAGGGATTGCAGAGCATTCAGGAAAAGCTATCTGGTTTCAGCATCGGAGGGCTGAACCTTGGCGATGTATTCGGCGCAATGACCCCGGCCATCCAGACGGTCATGCCGCTGGTCCAGTCCTTTGCCGGTGTGTTCTCCCAGATCGTGGATCTGGGCGTAAACCACATCAAGCCGGTGCTGACGGAGATATTCGGGTTTGTTGTCAACGAGGGCATCCCGGCGGTTATGCCGCTGCTGTCCACGGTGGTAAGCCTGGTGGGCACTACGCTGGTCAATGCCATCAAGGTGGCGGTGGACATCGTGGGCAAGGTCCTGCCGGTGGTAGAGCCTGTGATCCTGGGTGTCATCGGATTTTTGAAGCAGATAGCTACCGTTGGTGTGAAGGCAGTCAACTTCATCATCGGAGCGCTGAACAAGATCCAGCTTAAAATCCCGGAAACACTGTTCGGCATCCCCGTCCCGGTCATCGGCGGCAAGTCTTTCGGCTTCAACCTCTCGCCCGTGTCCGTCCCGGCGTTCGCCAACGGCGGCATGACGAAGGGACCGTCCATCGCTGGCGAGGCTGGCACGGAAGCAGTCATCAGCTTCCGGCGCGGCGTCCGGGAGAAGAACGTGGATACATGGCTGACGGCTGGCAAGATGCTGGGCGTTGGTCTGGGCGACCTGCTGGAACTGCCCGGCAGAAAGCCGAAGATGCTTGCCGATGGCGGCTTTACGGACGAAGGCACCAACCTGATCGACTTCCGCAAGGCACAGCGGCAGCAGCGGTTTAACCAGATCGCACAGAGTTTTGGCACTATGTTCCCGTCCGTTGCGGCGGGCATGGTGCTGGGTTCTGACGCTGGTGTGGCGTTCAGCCGCATCACGGAACTTGCGAACTATGCAGTGGATGGACTGGAAACGCTGGCGGCCGTGCAGACCCCTGCCGTGACAGACGACCAGAGCAAGATCGTCCAGAACGTGAACACGGGAATCGGCAAGGTGGTCACTGGTGCCCAGACCATCCTTGCAAACGAAAATGCTCAGAAGGTCATCCGGTTCATCCGGGGAGCGGACGTAGAGAAAGCGCAGCTCGAATATGCCGCAAACCCCGACCACTACGACCTGAGCAACGTAGACTTCTTCCCGACAGTCTACGGTACAGGCGTGCCGGAGCAGGACCTTTCCATGCTGGCAGACCTGCAGGCGTCCCAGCAGAACGTGGTGGAACTGCCGTCCATCGGTGGCGGTGGCACCTCTGACGGAAACTCCGGCAGCTCTGGCGGCGGCGGGAGCACAAGCTACCAGCGCACCTACACCAGCAGCTCCGGCAACACCTACGTCTATGCACCGAACTTCACAGTCTACGGCGGCATGAGCGCGGACGAACTCCGCGAACTGCTGGATGAAGGCTATGAGAAGTTCTGCGAGTACATGGAACAGTACGAACATGAAACGAGGCGCAAGAACTATGGCACTTGATTACACAACGAAGTCCGGCGACACATGGGACCTGATTGCGCTGAACGTGTACGGAAGTGAGCTGAAAGCCGACTGGCTGATGCAGAACAACCCTGAACTGATCCACATCGTCCGGTTCGATTCCGGCACTGTGCTGTCAACACCTGAACTGCCTGAAGAAAAGAGCGGCGACCTGCCGCCCTGGAAAGCAGGTGCGTGATGGTACTGACAGCAGTGAGACCCAAAGGCCGTGAGGCGGCGATCCGGCTGAAATACGAAAAAGCTGATATTACAGCCCGGATCGAGAATGATGTGGAGAGCTTTCATTACACGGATGTGGCTGCATCCCAGAGCGACAGCATGAGCATTACCATCAACGCCCGCGACAGCAGATGGAAGAACGCATGGATGCCGGAGAAGGGCGTAAAGCTCTATCCGACCATCGTAGTCAAAAACTGGGAAATCGGCGGTATCGGAAACTACAACCGCGATTACAGCGCCGAGTGCGGCGCTTTTGTGCTGGATGACCTGGACTTTTCCGGTGCCCCGGACACGCTGACCATGGGCGGCGTGGCGAAACCGAACGACAGCAGCTTCAGCGAGAGAAACCGTACATTCACATGGAAGAAAACCAGCGTGAAGAAAATTGCAGAAGCCATTGCAGGGCGGTACAAGCTGGAACTGAAGTTTGAAGGCGACGACCACGACATTGATGCAAAGGAACAGGACGCTACGGACAGTGCGTTTCTGCAAGACCTGTGCAAAGATTACGGCCTGGTCATCAAGGTCTACGCATCGAAGCTGTGGGTGTATGACCGGGAAAAGTACAAGGAAAAAGCGGCGGTCTGGACGGTATACGAAGAGGCGCAGCCGCTGAATCCGAATGCCCTGTGCATCGAACCGGGTAGTTTTAAGTGGAACACCAAACTGACCGGGACGTACACGGGCGGCGTGTATACCTACACCAACAAAAAGAAAAAGATCAACATCAATGTCAAGGTGGGCACGGAAGAACGTCAACTTAAACTCACCAGTAAGGTGAACAGTGAAGCGGATGCGAAGGCAAAGCTGGTGGCGGCCATCAAGAACGCCAACCACGGCGCAACGACCATCAGCTTCACGATTCCGGGCTACCCGGCGGGCGCATCGGCGCAGTGCATCAATCTGGTGGGCTACGGAAAAATGGCGGGAAAATACTTCATCGACGAGATGGAGCACACCTTCTCGCCGTCCGGCGGTTACAAAACGCAGGTCAAGGCCAGCAAAGTGGAGAAGGGGGATTTCACATGAGCAGCGAAGTGCGGCTTGGAAATGTAAGTTCCATTGACTACGAAAATGGTCTGTGTGAAGTGACGTACCCTGACCGGGACGATACCGTGACGGAAATGGTACCGATGCTCTCAAACCGGGAATATCGGATGCCGGAAGTGGACGATCTGGTGGTGGTGCTGCATCCGGGCGACAGCCCGGAGGACGCTGTGATTCTGGGCACGATCTGGAACGAGAAGATTAAACCTGTCGAGGGCAAGGAGAAGGTATTCCGCAAGGAATACAGCAACGAGGATGGAAAAGCATACCGGAAGTTCGATGCAAACGCAAAGGAACTGCTGGACTTTGTGGACGGGAAGAAGATTCTGAAAGCCAAGAGCCTGGAAGTCAAGGTTGGCGGCACTACCGTGACCATCAGCGAAAGCGGAAGCGTGAAGGTGAATTCCCCGGCGGGCATCGAGATCAAGGCATCTGGCGAGTTGAAGTTGAGCGCAACGACGCTGACGGCCAGCGCGGCCACGGTGAATATCACGGGTGGCGGCGGGGATGTGACGGTTTCCGGGAAGTCGCTCGTGAAGCACACGCACACCGGCAACCTCGGAAAACCGACTACTCCGCCGCTGTAAGGAGGTGCAGGAATGTATGTAGGAGTTTTTGGCGATGTGATCTTTTCCGTAGGCCATCTGCGGACGCTCACCCCATCCAACTTCAAAGGGAAAATCGGTGCGAACTGGGCCGAGCATGAAGTGCTGAAAGGAAAAGCAAAGCCGGAGTTCCTTAACCCAAAGCTGCGGGAATACACATTCAACATTCTGCTTGATTCCAGCCTTGGCGTAAATCCAAGCAGGATGAAGAATCGGCTGGCAGAAATGGTGGAAAGCGGAGAACTGCATTACCTGATTATTGGGTTTGCGCCGGTTTCCAAGAACCGCTTTCGCGTAACCGATGTAAGCGAGGCATGGAACGTTGTGCTGAAACATGGCCTGCTGACGCAGTGCATGGTGAGCCTGACCATAAAGGAGTACACATGATCGACATAAGCAGTACGATGCTTGAACTGTCCAACGACAGGGCAACGCAGGAAGAAGTGCAGGACGTTGCACGCTGCCTCCGCACGCTGTACTGCACCCCCGTGGGCAGCCTGGAAGGGGACCGCTTGCTTGGCATAGATCCGAGCGTGTTCCTGGACAAGCCGCTTGCGGTGGCAAAGGGCCTGTATGTGGCAGAGGTGACGGACAAGACCGCCACTTTTGAGCCGCGGGCACGAGTGGTGCGTGTGGACTGGGTAGAAAGCGATGCACTGCACGGAGTAGTAACCCCGAAGGTGGTGTACGAACTTGTCTAAAATCACGGAATTTGAGAACATCCCCGACATTGATATTGATGGCGGGGAAACCCTGGAAGAAGCGGTAGCGGATTGCAGGGCCTTGTTTGAAAAGTACAACAAGGAAATGTATGACGGATCGGTGTCACTGGCCCAGTGTGCAGAGGCCCGCATGGTGCTGCTGGTGCTGGCCCACCGTTCCCACCACACAATAGAGTTCAGTACGGCTTGCCTGAAAGCAGAATTGCTGCCGACAAGCACCGGGCCGAACCTGGACAATCTGGCCCCTATGGTGGGCGTAGAACGCATGGCAGCTGGCAAGGCAACAGCAGTCGTGCGTTTTACTTTGTCTGCCGCAAGAGCCAGCGCAACCAGCATCCCGGAGGGGACGCAGGTGCGTACCGGCGAAAAGCAGTATTTCAAGACCACGAAGTATGCGGAGATCCCGGCGGGGCAGCTGACGGTGGACGTTGAGGTCGTGGCGGATGAAGCAGGCAGCGGGAGTGACGGAATCCTCATTGGTGAGATCAACACGCTGGTGGACCCCATCCCCTATGTGGCTTCTGTAAGCAACACCTCTGCCAGCACAGGCGGTACGGATGAAGAGGGGGACGATTCGTTCACCCGGCGCATCCACTACGCACCGTCCATCTTCTCCATTGCGGGACCGGCAGATGCCTATGAGTATTTCGCGGAAAGCTGGCGCACCGACGTATCCGGCACCAAGATCATCTGTGAGGAAGGATACACGATCCACATCTACTTCCTGATGGATGGTGGGCGGCTGCCGACAGAGGAAGAATGCCGGGGCATGGAGAGCTATTTCACCACGGTAAAGAAGCCGATGGGCGATCTGGTGCTCTGCCATGCCCCACAGGAAGTGCCGTATGACATCAACCTCACCTACTACATCGCGTCCAGCAATACCAAGAACGCCGTGACCATTCAGGAGAATGTGGAAAAGGCGGTGCAGGCGTATGAAACATGGCAGAGGAAGATCGGCAGAGACATCGACCCGGCGGAACTTATCATGCGGGTGCGGGAAGCCGGGGCAAAGCGTCCGAAACTGACGGGGCCTGTTGACACCAAGGTGACGGAAACGCAGGTGGCGAAGCTGAACAGCAAAAAGGTTACCTACGGAGGTATCGAAGATGACTGATCTGTGGGGAACTGGACTGATTGAGGGCTTGCCCCCGGCGGTTACGGATGAACCGTGGGTCCGCATCATGGATAAGGTGTACCGCAAACGGCACCAGCGGGAAATGGAAGCGGCAGAGCTGATCCATATCTACACACAGATTGATTCACAGCCGGAAGAAATTCTGGATGTGCTGGCCGTGCAGTTCAAGGTGGACTGGTACGATTCCAATTATCCGCTGGAAGCCAAGCGCAGCATCATCAAGACGGCGCTGGAAGTTCGGCGCTACTACGGCACAGACTGGGCGACCCTGAAAGCAATATCCGCAATCTATCCCCGGTCGGAGATAGAACAGTGGTACGACTACGGCGGGACGCCCGGTCATTTTCGTGTGATCTGCTCCGTGGACGGAGCACTCATTCCGGTGAAGCGCCGAGAGATCCGGCGAAGCGTGAACATCTACAAACGCATGACCGCCCACTTGGACAGCCTTTACCTGCAAGTGCAGGCAGGGATTGAGATAGAGTGCGAGTTTTCCTCGCTGGTCTACCGGGTGCCCTATGCAAGTGAGACGATGTATGCCGGCACATGGCCGAGAACAACGACCCATGCGAGCATTGCAGATGGAGAACTTGAAGTGGAAACGGAAGGAAGCACAAATGCGTTCCGGGTGGAAACGGCGGGCACGATCCCGTACCGTACGACCCATGCCGGAATCATGAATGCAGATCTGAACGTGGAAACGGAAAGCACCGCGGCGATGTTGGAAACGCCCTACACCAGCGAAAACCTGCAGGCGGGCACATGGCCGAAGAACACGACCAAGGCGGCGCTGGGCGAAGCCGACATTACGGTGGAAGCGGAGCAGCAGGCTGCCGGATACAAAGTTGAAACGGCTGGCACCGTCCCGGACAGGACGACGACAGCCGGTATCTACGATACGGATGTGACGGTTGAAACGGAAACGGAGGTGCACAACATGGAAGTAGCGATGGCGGGCACAGAAACCTGTGCCAGCAGCATCCCGGCGGTACTGGATGAACCGGTACTCGACGTGGACGTTGAGGTCACTGTTACAAAGTTCAAGGGCAAGCGCAGCGGTGAAGAACCGTTTGTGCAGTAATGAAGGGAGGTGAAAAGACTATGGCAATGACAAGTTACGCTCTGGGCCTGTACAAGGACTACACCAAAGTCCGCGTGGCGCTTGGCCGGTATAAGGCGGGCAGCACCTACAAGACGGTGCCCATCGACAGCGTGGAGACTTTGAAGGATGGCCGTCTGGCATTCTTCATGACGATCCCGCCCGGCGATTCCACCGGCAGCACCGTGACGGAGGTTGCACTGCTGGACACCAGCAAGCAGGTCATGTACACCAAGACGCTGGTAGGCAATGAGCAGGTCGAGTTCGAGGCTGACGACGAAGGCGCACTCCTGCGTGTTGCGCTGAACTTCAACAGCGCGGACAAGACCGCCGACCAGAGGAACGCAAAGGGATAAGGAGGACACCCTATGTACAATTTCAAAAACTGGGTGGACAGAGTGACCCAGTTCGTGAACCGTTTCAAGGAAACGAACAATTCCGACGGTTCCATCACCCATGAGAGAGTGGACGGCGAGGTGCTGAAAACCGGCACCTCCCAGAGCGCCGCAAACTTCAACAACATGGAAGGCGGCATTCTGGAAAACAGCCTGCTGCTGGCCGAGGCTACCCGTGTGCTGAAAGAGCACGGCCTGGATATCGAGGCCATGACCGGCGAGATGCACACCATCTACCTGTACAACAGCGCAAAGTATCCGGCAAACAACAGCAAGAAAACCATCGCCCTGAAGCAGCCCCGCAACAATACCGATTACATCATTGCAACCCGTGTTGTTTCTGCTGTGATGCCCAACGGCGTGGCGATTGACGGCGACCCGGCGGGCACCGCGGGCAACGTTATCATCACGGACAAGCTGCTCAACGGCTTCAAGATCGCTTACACCGGCAACGCCAAGGAAGTGACGCTGGAAGTTGAAGTGCAGGGCGGCATGATTCCCGCACCGGAGTATGAGGACGGCGTGGCCCCCACCGGGGAGTAAGGAGCAGACTATGGCAAATGTGATCGTGAAAAGCGATGAACGCATCGCATACGAAGCCCAGGTGGCGGAAAGTTTCGGCTGCCGGGGCAACATCAGCGCAGAACAGCGGGAGCAGGCAGAGACGATCGCTGCAAAAACCCGCGAGATCTGCCGCGATAACCACATGAACGGAGGGTATTAAGTTATGATTCAGGTGATCGAGAAGAACGAAGGCACCAAGCTGAACTATGAGGTGGTGGGCACCAAGCTGTTCCTGGGCGATGACGAGATCATGGTGAACCTCGCCAAGTATGAGAAGGACGAGCCTGTGCACATTGACGTTGTGCGCAACTGGGATGGCGCACTGGCTACCTCCATTGGCAAGAGCGACGACCTGTCCTATGCGGCACAGATCGACATTCCCGCCCGTGATTACACCGAGAAGGTGGAGAAGGTGCCCGCCATGGGCGGCGATGGCGAAGTGGAGCAGACCACGAAGGTGCCTGTGAAGTTCGATATTTCCCGCTGCACGCTGACCCTGTGGTCTATCGACTAAGTGAAAGGAGCAAAGAACTATGACTAATTTTGCTGACTTCAAGGCTGCCATTGAGGGTATCTCTGGCGGCAAGAACACCGTCCTGCTGGACAAGTTCGGCCTGCCGTCTGTGGTGGTGCCCATCAACAAGCTGACCTACAAGGATGTGGGCGTGGGTGATGATACCGTTCTGCCCGCCTTCAAACTGGATGGTGTGGAGAAGCCCTACTTCTGCATCGGCAAGTATCACGATACGCTGGTGAACGGCGTACCCTGCAGCCTGCCCATGCAGACCCCGGCGGTCAACGTGAACTTTGATACTGCGGTGAGCCAGAGCCGCAACAAGGGTGAGGGCTGGACGCTGGCTACCAATGCCATGTATGCGGCTATCCAGCTGTGGTGCCGCGCCAACGGCTTTATGCCCCGCGGCAACAACAACTACGGCGCTGACCATGCACACGCATGGGAGAAGGGCACCCCGGCCAACTACGACAGCAGCGGCAAAGTGAACCTGACTCTGACCGGCTCTGGTCCTGTGAGCTGGAACCACAACAACGATCTGACCGGCATTGCAGATCTGAACGGCAATGCGTGGGAGTGGGCTACCGGCCTGCGCCTGATGGACGGCGAGATCCATATCATTCAGCACAATGATGCTGCACTTGCCACGGCAGACCTGTCCGCAGCAAGCAGCCTGTGGAAAGCCATTGCCGCAGACGGCAGCCTCGTGGCACCCGGTTCCTCCGGCACCATCAAGCTGGACTGGCACGGCAACAAGTGGACCTTTGTCACTGATGCACTGACCGGGCAGAGCGAGGACGGTCACGGCACCGGCTTCACCTCTCTGGCTACCACCCTGTCCGCTGTGCCGCAGATCCTCTACGGCATCGGCGTGTACCCGCAGGAGCCGAACGGTGACTATGGCGGCGATGATCTGTGGGCCATCAACAAGGGCGAGCGCTTCCCGATCCGGGGCGGCAGCCGGAGCTACGCTTCCTGCGCGGGCGTGTTCGAGCTGAGCCTGTACCTTGCGCGTTCTTACGCCAACGGCTTCGTTGGGCGGCGTTCCGCTTTTGTGGGTTCCCTCTGATAAGAGGGGCAAACCGACCGACAGTAAACCGATGGGGCGGCGATAGCCGCCCCTATATTTTGCAGAGCCTGGGAAAATGACATGAACAGCATTGAAAACGAAAAGCTGCAGCAGATGAACACACCAAACGGAGGCTACCGCCTGAAAGAAGCGGTGAAGGCCATGATAAACTACGGAAGCCCCATACTGGTGCAGTTTCCGAGAGTGGAAAAATACGGCCTCGCAAAGCGCATCCGGGAAACGATGTACGATATGCTGCACCTGTGCAACGTGATCCAGAAGAAATACTACAAGCGCGACACCTTGCGTGAGTTTGATACCCTGCTGCTGGATCTGCGGGATTATCTTGACGAGGCGGCGAACCCCAGACTGTACCCGCAGGGTACAGAACCGAAGAAAAAGCGCAAGAAGCGGGCGGACGGTCAAGCGCCGGAAGCCCCGCCGCAGCCTGTCACCTGCATCACGATGCACCAATACGCAACATGGAGCAAATATACCGGGGCAATCGGCGGAATGATCGGCAATTACATGAAGTATGTGGAGGGCAAGCAGTCAAAATAGGGCTGCTTGCCTTTTTGCATAACCGGGGCCTGACCATCATTTACGCATCCCGATCCGGGGCGGCAGCTGGAACAACACTTCCAACGCGGGCGTGTTCAAGCTGAACCTGAACAATGCGCGTTCCAACGCCAACGGCAACATTGGGCGGCGTTCCGCTTTTCCCCGCCAAATGAATCACAGCTTGCCTGAAAAGATGGGCTGGATTATGCGGGCAAAAGGGGTCAGGATCCGTCGGCAGCGCCGGGGAGCGCTGCACGAAAAATTTGTATTCGCATCAAGGCAGACAGTATACCGGGGAGAATGGCCGGAATATCCCACCGCCCGGCGCATGGTGGGGAGTGGCCGAATATGTCACGGGTGCGGAAGGCTGAAAAATGAAAACTTACAAAAACATCTTTGATCAGGTGGTTGCCTTTGAAAACTTGATGGCGGCGCATGAGCACGCCAGAAAGGGAAAGAGGGACAGGACGGAAGTGCTGGTGTTCGAGCAGCGCAAAGCCGAATACTGCATCATCCTGAAAAACCGTCTGGTGAAGCAGACCTATAGGGTAGGACCGTACCGGATATTTTGGATTCGACGGCCTGTGCTGCGCATGGCGATGGCGCTGCACTACCCCGACCGCGTTGTGCAGTGGGGTATCTACCAAGTTGTATTTCCCATTTTTGACAAGGGCTTTATCTCAGACAGCTATGCTTGCCGCAAAGGCAAGGGCGCACACGCGGCGCTGGATCAACTGCAATACTGGATGCGGCAGGCAGACCGGGGAGGCCCGGCCTACACTCTGAAACTGGACGTTTCAAAGTATTTCTACCGGATCGACCATGAAATCCTGCTGAAAATCCTGAACCGGAAGATCACAGACCCGCGCATGATGTGGCTGTTCCGCGTGATTCTGCACAGCGACCAAACAAAGTTTGGTCTGCCGGAGGGCATGGGCGCAGACGAAGTGCCGCCAGAGTGCCGCTTGGAGGACGTGGGCGTTCCCATTGGCAATCTGACCTCACAGATGTTTGCAAACATTTACCTCGACGTCTTGGATCGGTTTGTGAAACATACGCTGCACGTCCATTGGTATATCCGGTACATGGATGACATTATCATCATCGGTCATGACAAGCAGGAGCTTGCACGGCTTCGTGGTGAGATTGGCGCATTCCTTCGCCGAGAGTTGAATCTTGCGCTGAACCATAAGACCAGCATCCAGCCATTGAAACAGGGCGTGGAATTTGTGGGCATGAGGCTGTGGCCGACACACCGCCGCCTGCGGCACGCCACGATTCGCGGCATCAAGCTGCGGCTGTCGCAAGTGCTGGGACAGTATGAGGACGGGCAGATTTCAGCGGAGGACGTGGAGCGAACCATTGGCAGCTACCGAGGCGTTCTAAGCCATTGCGAGTGCATGGCTCTGAAACATAAGCTCAACCAAACCTATGGGAAATTCTATCTTATCCAAAAAGGAAGAGGTGAAATAGACAATGGCAATCAAGGCATATTCCTATGCGAAGGACGGGAAGAAGGCTCTGAGCAAAAACTTCCATGTCTGGGAGTTTCAGTGCAAGGATCACAGCGACCCGATCTTTGTGGATGACGAGCTGGTGACGCTGCTGCAGAAGATCCGCGACCACTTTGGTAAGGCGGTACATATCAACAGCGCTTTCCGCACGGCAACCCACAATTCCAGTCAGAAGAACGCTTCCAAGTATTCGCAGCACCTTTATGGTAAGGCTGCGGATATTCGGATCGAGGGAGTGTCGGTGGACAAGCTGGCGGACTACGCCGAAACGCTGCTGTCCGACAGGGGCGGCATTGGCCGCTACTACACGGACAACTTTGTACACGTCGATGTTCGGGAGGTGAAATCCAGATGGGTGATTCGGTAAAGAATGGCATTTGCACAATGGTCGGCCTTATCGGCAGCCTTATCGCCAGCCAGTTCGGCGGATGGGACGCGGCGCTCTCTACGCTGGTCCTGTTCATGGCAGTCGATTACGTCACCGGGCTGGTGGTGGCAGGTGTTTTCCATGCCAGTCCCAAAAGCAAAAACGGTGCGCTGGAATCGCGCGCCGGGTGGAAGGGACTGTGCCGCAAAGGTGTGACCCTGCTGATCGTACTGGTGGCGTGCCACCTTGATACGGTCATGGGTTCTAATTTTTTTCGAGATGCGACCGTGATCGCATTCATCGCCAACGAAACGCTGTCCATCATCGAAAACGCCGGCCTGATGGGCGTACCGATTCCGAAGGCTCTGACCGGAGCCATTGAAATTCTGAAACAGAAATCCGAACAGGAAAACAAGGAGGACTAAGTTATGAGTACCTACAAGATCACTGCCGCCACTATCACCCGTACCGCCTGCCTGCTGCTGGCACTCACAAATCAGGTGTTGAGCGCTCTGGGCAAGCCCATCCTGCCCATCGAGAGCAGCACTGTCGAGCAGCTTGTGACGGCGGGCATTACGACCGTCACCGCGCTGCTGGCATGGTGGAACAACAATTCCTTCACCCCGGAGGCAATTCAGGCCGACAACGTGATGAAGGAACTGAAGAAGCGGGTACACTGAGCCTGCGCCATAATTGAATAAGCCGTGATGAATCTCCCCGTTGGCAGCCTTTTACCGGGCCGCTGGCGGGGAGTTTTTTGTTTGTCTGGGGATTTTGCACAAAGGAAATGTGCAAAGTGTGGAAAGTTTGCGCATTGACAACGGTACACCGCATATTTTACGCTTAAAACGAAAACAAACGCCATAGTCGGAAGGAGGAAAACGGCGTGCGAGTGTTCAAGCATTTGACCCTTACGGACCGCATTCGGATTGAAAAGTGGAAGAAGGAAGGAATGAGAACACGAGAGATAGCGGAAAAACTTCGAGTAGACCCTTCCACGGTGTACCGGGAATTGAAGAGAGGCAGCTATGACCGGTTAGACAGCAAGACGTGGGAGCTGATCCCAACATACAGCCCGGACATAGCAGAACAAAAATACCAAGCACACCTGCGAGAAAAAGGACCGGACTTGAAAATTGGTAAAGATCATGAGCTTGCCGCATACATTGAGCAGACTATTATAGATAAGGATTGCTCCCCGGCAGCGGTATATGGCTATGCGCAGGAAGAGGGGCGGACATTCAAGACCCATATTTCTGTGCCGACGATTTACAGCTACATCAAGAAAGGAATCTTCCTGCGCCTGACACAAGAGGAATTGCCGCGAAAAGGTGTGCGGAAAAGCAAGTATGCAAAAGTGCGCGTGAAAGACCCCGCCCGCGCCCCGGCAGGTGAAAGCATCGAAAAGCGCCCGGAGAAAATCCAGAACCGGGAAGAGTTTGGACATTGGGAGATGGACACGGTATATTCTGGCAAAAAGAAAAGCACGGCGGCGCTGCTGGTGCTGACTGAGCGCAAGAGCCGGAACGAGAACATTATACTAGTGCCAAATCGCAGAGCCGAAACTACCGTGTGGGCTATCAACGCGCTGGAAAAGAAGCTGGGCGCGGAGAAGTTCGGCATCATCTATAAAAGCATCACCGTGGATAACGGCAGCGAGTTCGCACTGGCTGACCAGTTAGAGCAGTCCTGCATCATGGATGGCAAGAGGACAAAGGTGTACTACTGCCACCCGTACTCTTCGTGGGAACGCGGCAGCAATGAGAACATCAACGCCATGATTCGCCGTAAACACCCGAAAGGCACAGACTTCTCAAAGGTTACGGCAGCAGAAATCGCGGCCACGGAGAGCTGGATCAATAGCTACCCGCGCAGGATATTGGGCTATAAGAGCGCAGGCAGTGTGTTCCGAGAATGTCTGCGGGAGGCAGGGCTGACAGCATAGTACGAAGCGGATTAACCTTATATAAAGAGCGGGCTGAAAGCCAGAAGGGCAGGGCGAGAGCAAACACGTTGGTAAAACTGAACAATTTTGATAGACTGCAAGGAGAGAAAACCTAGCGGTCTGTTTGTGCTGTGCGAAAATACATAAAAAATCATGCAAATTTTTGTTGCACTTGTTGATTGATTTATCGTAAAAGAAAAAGAAATGAAAAAAGAGGTTGACAAATCCAGAAACCTATGATAAACTAAGCAAGTCGTCCGGCAATGGACACAAAAAGAATATGGGCGTGTTCCCGAGTGGCCAATGGGGACAGACTGTAAATCTGCTGCTTTTCAGCTTCGGTGGTTCGAATCCA